GCGTGCTAGCGCGGCAATGTCTACATTAAAATGCACGTAATACAATTAAAATGCACGTGATAACACGCAATACAATTAGGGCAGATTGCCCTAAACCATTAGGGTACCCTACCCCCACCCCCCAAACGTCACAAAGGGACTCCGCGCTTCCCTCCTTATTACTAGTCTACCCGAACGAATCAGTATTTTTTGAAACCCCCCACCTCCTTTTCAAAAGGCTTGTCAAAAAATTTTTTGTATACTATTATTACGTTATCGGTTCACAACCTGCGATATATTATGACAATGATGCTTATGCCTGAGACTGGCGTACCCCTAGATAACGAGGTGTTAAACATACCTCTCCCTGCGCGTACCGCTGCGTTGGCTAAAACCGTCGCGGAACTAGAAACGCATGGCCTAGAGGTAGAACCGGACGACGACGATAGGGAGGTGGCTGCTACGTTAGTCACTGCGTATGCGAGTGCACCAGATAGAACGTCCCAAAAGGTCACGAACAAGCGTGCAGCAAAGATAACCCCTGCCTCTATTCGCCTTACTCATAACATCTTAGAAGAGTTCAACCATTCTGTAGTGGAATCGGCAAAACAACTTCGCAATCTTGTAACCAATAAGCTCATTCTGGAGTCCGAAAACCCTGATCCTCGCGTGCGAATGCGTGCGATTGAGCTTCTGGGTAAGATTTCAGACGTTGGGTTGTTCACCGAGAAGTCCGAAGTGACAATAACCCACCAAACTACAGATGATCTCAAGGAAAAACTGCGTGGTAAGCTCGCAAGACTTGTAAATCCACAACCTGAAGTAGAAGATGCCCGCGTCATAGAGGGTAGTATGGTCAGTACGGACCAAGAATTTGGGTTTGACGACGATGACTGACCTCCTTGATTTCTCTGAAGACGATATTGAGATCATGTTGGCGAACATCGACGCGTTCAGCGACGAGGAGATAGCAGAAATTGACCGTATGGTCGATGAACTGAACTCTAGGACCGTAAATAAGGCTGCGTATGAGGATTTAATCTCCTTTTGCCAGCTTATGATGCCCGACTTCATCGTTGGTAGACACCATAGAATCCTAGCAGATATGTTGATGGCTATTGAGTGCGGAGAGAAGGACCGGGTTTGTGTTAACATCCCACCACGTCACGGTAAGTCGCAGCTCGTGTCTATATTCTACCCTGCATGGTTCCTCGGCAGAAACCCAAACAAGAAGGTCATGATGGTTTCGCACACCACGGACCTCGCGGTAGACTTTGGGCGTAAAGTGCGTAATATAATTGCTACGGACACGTACAGGTCTGTGTTTCCAACTGTTACGCTTGCACAGGACAGCAAGTCGGCGGGTCGGTGGAACACTAACGTAGGAGGAGAATACTATGCGTGCGGAATTGGCTCTGCTCTTGCTGGGCGTGGCGCTGACTTGCTATTGGTTGACGATCCTCATTCAGAGCAGGACGTAATCAACGGTAACTTCGGGGTCTTTGAGAAGGCTTACGAGTGGTTTACCTTCGGTGCTCGTACACGTTTGATGCCCGGAGGGCGGGTAGCTATCATCCAGACACGGTGGCACCTCGATGATCTGACGGGTAGGGTTACCCGAGATATGGCTAAGAACGAGCGCTCGGATCAGTACGAAGTTGTTGAATTTCCAGCAATTTTAGACGTTGAGCGGGAAGACCCTGAGACGGGCACCACTGCGTTTGTCCAAAAACCACTCTGGCCAGAGTTCTTTGACCTTGAAGCCCTCCTCAGAACCAAAGCGTCAATGCCTGTGTTCCAGTGGAACTCACAGTATCAGCAGCAGCCTACAACTGAGGAAGCCGCGCTTGTTAAACGTGAGTGGTGGAACGAGTGGACCAAGGATGAGCCTCCCTCCTGCGAATATATTATCATGTCGCTTGACGCCGCAGCCGAGAAACACAACCGTGCAGACTATACAGCCCTTACCACATGGGGTGTTTTTATGAACGATGAGACCAACGCTTACAATATTATATTGTTAAATAGTATAAAACAGCGTATGGAGTTCCCAGAACTTAAACAACTTGCAATGGAAGAGTACCGAGACTGGGAACCAGACTCGTTCATTGTGGAGAAGAAAAGCTCGGGTACGGCCCTGTACCAAGAAATGCGTCGAATGGGTTTACCTGTGTCTGAGTACACGCCACACCGTGGGTCGGGAGATAAGTTAGCGAGACTCAACTCTGTTGCAGACATCGTTGCATCCGGAATTTGCTGGGTGCCGCAGACGCGCTGGGCGGAAGAGTTGGTCGAAGAGATTGCAGGATTTCCATTTATGAGTCATGATGACCTCGTAGACTCCACGGTGATGGCTCTTATGCGCTTTCGGCAAGGAGGGTTTATTCGATTGCCTACCGATGAACCTGAAGAAGAG